ATTATTTGAGAACTACTCCAAGAATCTTCAAATGTCGATCATGCAAGAAGAGAACAAGACGGTTGGGCGAATTGGGGTTAGGCAATTAACATGATGGATTTATCCTCTTTTCAGTTTGACCAGAACTCACTTTGGGATGACATACAGGAAAGGCTTAAAGATATGATTGAGGTGGAGATGTCTGAAGCTCTTGCCCAAGACATTAGTCCAGAGGTTAGGAGTCATCAATGTGGACGGGCTGAAGCTCTGGCTGATTTTAAGCATTCTTTATTAGAGACATGGGAAAAAGCTAACTCCAGATAATGAAAAAATTTAGTGCTTGACAATTTTATGAGAACACGTTTTATTTCCGTAACTTTTGGTTCCTTACCGGAATCAATATAATTTGTGGGTTTCTGCGTATCCTTAAAAACGCTGTTTGCCTAACTTGCGGGGCTTAAAACCAGCATGAGTGAAAACACAGTAGAGGGAGAAAGCAGCACTCCCGAATCGACGGAAGCTGCACAGACGAACATTGGTGAACTTTTGGACACCGATGGATTGGCAAATCAATTGGAAAGGATGTTTGATGCGCCAGACGAACCCGCTGCGGAAAGTGCGGGAAATGAGGAATCGCCTCCTATTGAAGATGAGCCGAGTGGTGAGTCGGAGGGAGAAGCTGAAAGTGATCTTTCTCAAGTTGAAGAAGAACCTTCTGCGGAAGTTGAACCGGCAGATGAAGTAGTTGAGGAACCGAAGGAGCTTCCCCATAAGGGACTCCTGAAGAGAATCGACAAACTAACTGCCCGTCGAAAGGAAGCTGAAGGTAGGGTTGATGGTCTGGAAGAAGAGATCAAAGACCTCCGTACGGAATTGGATAACAAGGATGATTTAAGTGATCTTCCTAGAGTTGCAAAAGATAATCCATATTCCCATTTGAAATCCATGTCGGCAGTTACTAAAGAAATCGAACAGGCCGAAGAGATTATGGAATGGGCAGAGGATAATGCTGATGGAACCGAGGTTACTAATTCTCAAGGGGAGGAAATATCATATTCTAAAGAGGATGTGACACAGATTAAGCGTAATGCCCGAAAAGCACTACGCACACATCTTCCAGAACAGGAAAACTACCTACGAGAAGAAACTGACGTTAACCAGAAAGTGGAACAGATTTTCCCATATTGGAAAGATCGTAGTTCCGTGGGGTATCAAGAGGCTATGGAGATTATAAAAAATCGCCCCGGCTTAAAGACTTACCCAACATGGAAAGCAGATGTGACTATGTTCCAATTGGGACTACAGGCTTATAAGGAGATGACAACGGATAAGCAGCCGAGGCCAAAGGCTAAAGCTGCCCCGAAACAACCATCTGCTCCGAGCCAAGCTCCAGTTGTGGATAAGCCTCAACAAGCACGTTCAAATTCTGCTAGAAAAGCCTTCAAGACTGATGGAGATACTGATGCTTTAGCGAAAATATTAGAAACTGATTATATATAAAGGATAAATCATTATGGCACTACTTTTAGAAAGTGGATATAACGACACCCAATCGGGTGGTCGTGAGGATTTGTCAGACCTTATCAGCAATGTCGATGCTAAATCTACCGTTTTCACCTCAATGGCGAAAAAGGGGAAGAAGCCCGGCAATGTTGTAATGGGATGGCAGATGGATAAATACGACGATGCAGATATTACAGCATATCTGGATGGTACAGACGTAAACATGACTCAAGCGGGATCAAATTTAGGAGACAATCCTATATTTGGAAACCCCGCTAATCAACGTGTCTTGGCGCAGAACTTCGTTCAGATGTTTAGGCGCACTTTCCGTATTGGTAATATAGCTAACGAGATTCAAATCGTTGCTGGTGTCAAATCGGAACTTGCAAACGGCATTGCCAAGAAATTGGTTGCGTTAAAGCGAGATATGGAGACTGTTTTCCTATCGGATCAAGATGCCGCTTTGGAATCCGCTGGTGCGGGTACAAAAGACGGTGCGGATGTAGATAATCAAGCTCCAGTTGGATATTCAACTAAAGCATTAGGCAGCTTCTTACGTAGAGCTAACCTTATGCTTATTGATGATGTTGCTAAAGGTGGCGCGGGTGAAAACGTAGCAGCTAGTAGAGGTCGGTACACACAGATTATTAGTGGTGTAGCCGAGACCGCTTATGCTGTTGGTGATGCTGGTGGAGCCAACGGTTCCCCACATCGTGTTAATTCAGCGTTTGTTACGCCAAAGGGTAACTGCTACGAAGGAACGTCTGCTACCTTAACAGAAGGCGATGTTCAGGCCATCTTGCAGAGTATCTACGACACTACTGGTGTAATTCGTGATTACGATGCTGTTATTGGAACTGCTTTGAAACGTAAGTTTACAAACTTTACGCAAAGTACGTTATCTGCAACTATTGGAGCTAGTCCAATTAAAACGTTTAGCCAAGATGCTTCTTCCAGATCGTTTATCAACGCGATTGATGTGTTTGAAGGAGATTTTGGCCGAATGCGACTACATCCCTCAACTTTTATAAGCGAGTTGAGTGAAGGCCCATTGGGTAAAACTACTTCTTCTGGAACAACGGATGCGTTTGCTCGTACCCCGTTGAGTACGGTTACTAACTTCAAAGGATATGTTATTCCCTTTGACCAAGTGGAGATTCGTTATAGTTCACTTCCGAACATTAAGGAATTGACCGATAACGGTGGTGGCCCTGCTAGGCTAATCCAAGCAATCGCCGCGCTAGTTGTTAACAATCCCCAAAACTTTGGGTATTTCGATTGTGACAACACCGTTGGAACGTAAGTAATATGTATGCCCCCGAAGGTTTAAGTGATGAAATGACTTCCCTTGTGGGGGCGGCACTTCGGAGACAGTTGGCTCGTGAGCATCAAAACTCACGGGCCAACCAATCCGGCGGTGTAGCTGGAGAGGCACGAAACGAATCTCACATAACTAGTTTTGGACAGCACAAAGCTAGAATAGAACCCACCTCCTACCATTACTGGGGCAAACGCCTCGGATACAAATGCTGGAATGATCGTAAATTTATTAAGGAGTATTTGCGTGACAATCCAGAGAGTAGGGTTAAGAGTGCGGGTGGCAAGAAAGCGCAAGTTGGGTATGGAGGAAAAAAGGCACATGGGTACTACGATACTCCGCGAGGCCGAGTCACATATCGAAAAGTTTTCGGCCCAAATGAACGGGTGGAAATAGATGCAAACGCTTAAATTCAGTAGTGTTATTTATGGAGTTTCCCAATTAGCCGGATTGGATAGGGACAACCTTCCCAATCACTTTTTTAAACAGGTTCGGGATTTAGCCAACCATAGATTGGGGATTGCTTGGGAAACCGAGTATTGGCCGGAACTAATCAAAACCGCTTCTACCGCAGTAACAACTACAGATAGCGTAAGCAGCATGGCATATCCAGCAACGGCTGGAGAAATTTTAACAGTTTATGATAAAGACCCTGCAAAAACTACTGCTCTTTCCTCTGTTAGTTACATATTGCGGGATGATACTTCTGATAGCAGTAACAATTCTGGTAGGACAATTAATGTCTTCACTACTACCTCGCCGCTTTTTGTCGAGTATCGGATTGTTAGGCCGGAGTTAATGGGAGATGTTTGGGAAACAGGAACCTACAACGGAACCTCTTCTTCGGTTCAAGTTTACCATAATGGGGAGGGAAATTTCTATTCTACTGTATTGAGTACCACAAATGAACCAGATCATGCCGATTGGTCTAAAGTGAGTATGCCTAAAATTTTTGAAAACTATCTAGTCCGTGGAGTTTATGCGGATTATCTTCGTTCTAGTGGGCAACCAAACCTTGCTGTTAATGAAGATCAAAATGCGGAGAGTTTTCTAACTATTGAATCAGATAAGCTATACCGACAACAAGGCCAAGTACGAACGGCTAATGTTGTCACCTATTGACTTTTATGGCCGACAAAGCTAAACTAAAAGAAGCGTTGGATGTGTTGTATGTTGCGGCTGGGAACGCCCCGCTAAACAGGCAACAACATGAAATGGTAACAAATGCCGCCCGTGCAATTATGCAGGAATGTGAATTGAACGAGCAGCCAAACGGGGGTCAAGAAGTTCTTGAACCTGAAATTGTTGAGGAAAAAAAGAAATGAATAATGTAAGTATTCAAGGACATAAATGGTCGGCTGGAATAGGCATTGCTGTTGATTGTGCAAGTGGTGCTAGTAATATTGTGGTTAACAGCCATAGGGAAAAGTTAATCATACAAAACGCACATGCTAGTCATGTTTTGTATATTCTATTTGAGAACCCTAGTAATAGTGTGGCAACTACAAGTGTGTATAGCGTTAAACTTGCCGCCGGAGAGATTATCCATCTAGATAGTTTTGTTGGAGCGGTGAGTTTAATAGGTAGCGCAGATGTTAGGTGGACTGAATTTGGATAATGAGATTAGACCTAGACCTAGTTAAGACACTAGGGGTTACGGTAATTGGAACGGGGAACATACTCCTGAACATCGACGTAACCCTAAAGGTTTTAATTAGTCTAGTGAGTTTAGCGTACGTGTGTATGAAGACATACGATTTGTATAAAAAGAGATGAAGAAATTAATAAAATCAAAAACAGTATGGGCTGCCGTGGCAGCAATTGTAGGAGCTATTGGTGGTTATTTTACTGAAGACCTAGAGTTTGGTGAAATGCTGCAACTAGTAGTTACTTCCGCATTAGCCGTTTTCTTGAGGCATGGAGTCGCCAAGGTCGAAGAAAAGGTAGAGTAGTGGGGATTATAAAGGCAATCGTGGCATTGCTCCGAGCCGTTCCAAGTTTGGAGCGGCTTTTTTTATCAATTGCCGATGGGGTGAAGGAAGCTAACGCCAAAGTTAGGTATGAGGAAAAACTTGATAATATTGATTCTGCCGTTGATGCTCACCGCATGTCAGGGGGTAAAATTGAATGGAGTGAAGGAGTTGACCGATCACCCCCAGTTTCCGATAGCAGCGAGGGAAGCACCAGCTTTCACGAAGGCAGCGTTGAGAAAAGTAGCTGAATTGGAATATCAGATTGAAAGGGAATAATGCCACTTCCAGAACCAATAATTGACGGAGATACTTTTTTCACAGGAGTAAACATGCGTCTTGACCCCGGCCAACTTCAGCCGGGTCTTTGTGCTTTTGCAAGGAATAAGAGGTTTGTTACTGGTAAAGTGGCGACCAGACCGGGTATTAAAAAAATGCCTTGGACTAATAAAGCCTACGCCGCTTGGGAAGAAAAGTCGTACGATTCTGGCGACATAGTGACGTATAGCGGAAGAGGGGCTGTTATCACCGCATCTACTAGTGGGGGATTAACAGGTAAAGAGAAGATAGAGGCGGGGAATGGAAATGTTTCTTTTGCTGGTATTAATTTATTGTCTATTAACGATGGGGGTTTTGGTTCTGGT